TAATATGGATCTTTCATGCTTACATCATGATAATTCTGAATTAAAATCATATTTTAAGGCAGAATACAAAAATGATTGGGAATATGCATATGCTGATTTTCTGGAAGAGAAAAGAAGCAAAAGAAAAAACATTTTCAAAACAATTGTGGCAACACTTTTTCACACACACAAAGGAGAATAAGACATGGCAGAAGTAAACAAGAATCCATTTGAGATTAGACTTGAAACTCTCAAGATGGCAAAAGAAATGCTTGACAAGCAATATGATATGGCAGTTGAAACTACTCAAAAATCAATGGAAATGTGGAAGAATGCAGGAAAAAGTCAAGAACAATTTCTTGCAGAATATGTTCCTAAGATGTATCAACCACAAGAAGTAGTCAAAACAGCAAATGAATTCTATTCTTTTATTACTGAAAAGAAATAAAGAATAGCAGTTTACGGAGGTTCTGCCATTATAAAAACCTCCATAAACAACCAAATTATAATGAAGATTCAAAGTCTTTTCAAAATACTCCTCTCAAATCTTGGTCATGAAAATGTTAAAACATATTAATGATTTTGATAAAAAAATCTTTGCGGGAAAAAATGGGTATGATGATTCTGCACAAAGAGAATCATTTATAAAAATGTATTCTTCATGTAAAATATTAAATAAATTTTTACACAAATATTTTTGTTTAGAACCTGATAAGGAGTATGAATTCATTGAAGATCCTTTTGGTAAAACAAAAGTGGATATGGGAATGGTATGTATTGGAGCAGGTAATATGAATTCAGACGTTCTTGTAGGATTAATAGAAGTTGATTATTATTCTAAATGGAAAGATACTTGGCCTTCTAATTATAAGTATTGTAACCGATTAGTAAGAAAGGAAAAGTATTACAAGTCATATCCAGAACTTCCATACATTAATATCACATTTAATGTTTATGGTACAGACGGAATTATTACCACCAAAGAAATGCATGAGAAATATCCAATAGTGGATCAATATATATCTGGAGTGAACAAGATGGATCGGCTAAGAAAAATATCTCTAAGGGATGCAATCAAAGTAGGAAACTGGGCATAACTAAAAAGGAATTATATGATGTTTGAAGAATTAAAGATTATGAGTGCGAAAAAATTTTCATACGAAATAGAAGAATTTGTCAAAAGAACAGGTGTTAGTCATTGGGATGCAGTTCTTGAATATTGTTCTGATAATAAATTAGAACCTGAAACGGTGGCTTCTCTTATTACAAAACCTCTCAAAGAAAAGATTGAAGTTGATGCTATGAAACTCAATCTTCTTCCAAAAGTTTCTCAGTTACCACTATAAAAATTTCTTGACATTTTTCCTGAGAAGGAGTATAATGTTTGCTATGGACAGTTGGGACGCTTACAAAATCTATCTTGGATTGAAATTGCATTTCTCCAAAGAAGGATATGATTTCAAAAAGTATCTCGGCAAAACCCGTGCCAAGAAAGAGAATTTTCTCAAAAGAAATGATAGATTCTTTTTTCACAAGATTGGTCGTAAATATGGTGAAGAAACCGTTGACTACTTTGTTGCAAACCTTATTCAGAATCCAAAAGGATGGGTTGGAGAATTCAATGAACAAGTGTTTATGGATTGGAAGAAAACTCAACAAAGCATTTCATATGTTTTCAGAACAGACATGGAAACGCTTATTAGAACTGAGTCTATTGATTCTTCTAATTTTGATTCACTTTTTGATTGCAAGCATGGTCAACATCCATTATTATTAAAAAGATTTTTAAGTGGAGAAATTCATTTAGAAACAATGGTTATACTAAATAGAATTTTTGATTATGTCAGTCAATTTGACAAAGACATAAAAGAAACATTTGTATGGCCAGATAAACGTAAATTAATTATCAAGTATGATTCTTTTGTGCAAATAGATGTACAGAAGTGTAAGTCATACCTCAAAAACATGCTATAAAGGAAATATGGCAAAAGAATTAACCGCTGAAGAATTAACCCGTGAACGTGATTTTTTCAAAATTCGTTCAGAAAATCTTGCAGCCAGAGTGAAGCAATTAGAATATGAATGTGCTGAGTTGCAAAGAAGAGAAAGTGATTTGAATCAACGATTGAAAGAACTTTCCTATCAGAAGGTGATTCAGTATCGGCAATCCCATCAACAACGTAGAAATTTCGTAAAGAGATGAGTGTTAAACTTATAAGTTACAGCAAACCATCCGCAGAATTCATAAAAGAAGGATTGTCAAATGTCCAGGATATCATTGCGTATTGTGCCCGTGTATCGAATCCCACGAACCAATACAACACTGAAACGTCCGAAAGGCTCTTACGCTACCTTATCAAACACAAACACTGGTCGCCATTTGAGATGGCTAGTGCTTGCTTAGAGATTGAAACCACCAGAGACATTGCTCATCAAATTGTGAGACATCGCTCTTTTTCTTTTCAAGAGTTCAGTCAAAGATATGCAAATCCTTCTGAATTCGGTGACCAATTTGTTCTGAGAGAAGCAAGACTACAGGATGAAAAGAATAGACAAAACTCGGTAGAAACTGATGATGAAGCAATTCATGGTGATTGGAAACACTGGCAAGAACGAGTGATAGATGTTTCACAGACTGCCTATGAATGGGCAATTAAAAATAATGTTGCAAAAGAACAAGCCAGAGTTGTTCTTCCAGAAGGATTGACCAAGACAAGATTGATGATGAATGGAACACTTCGTTCTTGGATTCATTATATTGAATTACGTTCTGCAAATGGTACACAAAAAGAGCATATGGAAATTGCAAAAGAATGTGGCAAAATCATTGCAGATATTTTTCCTTTAATGTTTAAAATAATGGACTGACTATGTTTGTACTGGGAAATGGTGAATCAAGAACACAAATAAACCTTGATGTTCTTAAAACATTTGGAAAGGTGTATGGATGTAATGCTCTTTATCGTGATTTTACACCTGATGCTTTGATTGCAGTTGATGGTGGAATGATGCATGAAATCAGTGCATCTGGTTATGCAAACAATAATCTTTGTTATTTTAGAAGTTGGAGTAGATTACCTGAAGATTCATATGAAATGCTGGTTAATGATAACATGTTTGAAGGTTGGCATGAATCATTAAAAACAGAAAATGAAAAACAGAACAAGAAAGAATTTGTTCTCAATGGAACTGACCCAAATCAGATTATGAGATTGTTTCATGTGATTAAGAAACAATATGAAGAAAGGAATGAGCCTTTTGATTCTCTTGACATGAGACAAAGATTGGGCAATCATCATCAATGGGTTACATGGGTAGATGAAAAAGATGAAGTGAAACTTATTCCTTACGATTATTCTGGATGGAGTGCTGGACCAATTGCTGTGAGAATGATGTTAGAAGACCATAATCCGTCAGAAATTTATATGATTGGATTTGATATGAATTCTATTGATGGTAAAGTAAATAATGTATACAAAGGAACAAGTAATTATGTTCCACAGGATGTAAGTGAAACACCATCAGTGAATTGGAAAAATCAGCACATTCAAAATTTCAAAACTTATCCAAATGTCAAGTTCTTTCATGTCTCTCCAGAATGGTCAGACATAGAAGAATGGAAAGATTTTGATAATGTGGATTATCTAACTTTTGATGATCTGCAAATAATACTTGACAAAGACTTTATTCTGTGATAGAATAAATAGAATATATTATGATTCTGTGAAATACTTAAACATACGACAATATACGGAGAAATACCATGTCAAATATCAGCGCACTTCGCAAAAACAATGCACTCGACAAACTCTTGGCACAAGTTGCAAAAGAGGATGCACCAGCCGACAAGGCATCATATATTGATGACCGTCTTTGGAAACCACAAGTAGACAAATCTGGAAACGGATACGCTGTATTGCGATTCCTTCCTGCATCTGATGAAGGACAACTTCCATGGGTTCGTGTTTGGAATCATGCATTCCAAGGCCCAACAGGAATGTGGTTCATTGAAAATTGCTTGACAACAGTCAATGGCAAGTGTCCATGTTGTGAACATAATTCTGGATTATGGAATTCTGGAATTGAATCTGACAAGGAAATTGCACGAAAGCAAAAACGAAAACTTCAATACTACAGCAATGTATTGGTTGTTTCTGATTCTGCAAATCCTCAAAATGAAGGTAAAGTCTTCTTGTACAAATATGGCAAGAAAATCTTTGACAAAATCATGGAGGCAATGCAGCCAGAATTTGAAGATGAATCACCAATCAATCCATTTGATGCATGGGATGGTGCTAACTTCAAACTGAAGATTCGTAAGGTTGATGGTTATTGGAATTATGACAAGAGTGAGTTTGATAAAACATCAAAAATTGGTGATGATGATAGAATTGAAAGTGTGATTGGAAAATCACATTCATTGTCAGAATTTCTTGCTGAATCAAACTTCAAGAGTTATGATGAATTGCGAAAGCGTTTAGATGCGGTTCTAACTGGAACCCAAACTGCTGGCAAACCAATTGCAGAAGTGCTTGATGATGAAGAAGATTACAAACCTTCTTACAAATCTTCACCATCAAAAATGGATATTGATGATGATGAA